ATAATTGATGCTGCTATGTCTACCGAATGGATTGCAAAAATGACTAACGCCGCATCAGTTACGCCATCTTTACCATTTATTCTAGCCTTGGTAAACACTTCCGTGGTCAGTGCCACTGGTGCAGTTCTGACTAATCCTAGCTCATGGCACTTTGTGTTAACTGGAGGACGCAAAATAGGATCGATAACAGATGATTTAGAAAGAATTATTTGTTTTTTCGGGATTTCTTTATTAATTGTGTTTTTGGTTGTAGGAATTACATCATCTTTATGGATTGACATAATTAGCAATTACCACAAAACCAAGAATTGGCCATTAGCTCTAGCTATATCTCTATCTGGTAATTTTTGTTTCTTGTTTGCCAATTATATTTCACTTAGTTTAGGGGGAGCATTAAGTAAGAAAATGTGATAAAATATAGTATTGCAAGATAAACGACACAACACCACAAGCAGGGGTTAAATCCCTGCTTTCTTTATGGTAAAATTTGACAAAATTATTAAAATGGTATATTATATATAAAGATAATATACAGAACTTTTATAAGAATAAACCCATCTCCTTTAACCGAGTCTAGCCGCTCGGTTTTTTTATGACAAATTTTTAAACATTGCTACCGCTTGAATTGTTGTTGTTTTTCGTGTAAACCAATGATAATTAATTTTGCTGGTATTAGTAGATGATAGTGATAGAAATAAAACCTAATCCTGGTCCACAAGTAAAGGCTTTGCAATCTACAGCCAAAGTAGTGCTTCTTGGCGGTGCTAAGGGTGGCGGTAAATCTTTTGCCTTGAGGCTTGCACCTTGTTACTATCTGGACAATCCAGATTATCATGCTGTAATTTTTAGGCGATCGCTACCGCAAGTCAAAAAGCCGGGGGGAATGTGGGATAAAAGTTATCAGCTTTATTCTGCAATGGGGGGATATCCTAGAGTTTCAGAATTAAAGTGGATATTTCCTTCCGGGGCATCGGTACAATTTGGGCATTTACAGAATCCTACAAGTTGGCAGGATTGGCAGGGTACAGAGTCTGCTTTTTTTGGTTTTGACCAGTTAGAAGAATTTACCCAGGAGCATTTTTTAAAAATATTGGGGTGTATGAGAACGACTTCGGGGTGTCCGACTCAACTTATGGCCACAATGAATCCTGATGCTAATAGTTGGTTAAGGGAGTTTGTTAGCCCCTGGATTGCTAAAGATGGTTATGTAGATTTGGATTTGAATGGGAAGACATTTTACTTTACTGTTGAGAATAGTCAGATTACTTGGGTAGATGCTGATTGGAGGGATGCTAACGGCCAGCCTCCGGTATCTGTTGTTTATATTTCTGCTGATATTTGGGATAATCCTGCATTGTTAAAGGCTGACCCTGCATACCTTAGCAGTTTAATGACTCAAAGTCTTGTAGATCGTGAGCGATATTTAGGCATTCGTGGCCGTGGGGGTAATTGGAATAGCAAGGCTGAGGCGGGTAAGGTTTTTCAGGAGCAATGGTTTCAGAGAACGCAGTTAGTTAGTTATCAGCATGGCGATCAGTTAGTTAGATTTTGGGATTTTGCCGCGTCGTTGGCAACTGCTAGGCGTTCTGATTTTACGGTAGGGGTTTTGTTGTTGAAGCGGGGCGATCGCTATTTTGTTTTAGATATGGTTCGTTTGAGGTTGCCACCAACTCAAGCTAATACATTGGTATTAAATACTGCTAGAGCCGATGGAAATAGATGTCAAGTTAGATGGCAGGTTGAGCCGGGCGCGTCTGGGGTTCGTGATTCTGCAAATTTACAAACTTTGTTGGCTGGGTTTGATGCTAGGGGCGTTACTGAGTTGAGGGATAAAGTTAGTCGGGCTATGCCGTTAAGTGCTGGTTTTGAGTCTGGAACTATTCAGCTTTGTTATGGTGAGTGGAATCAAGTATTTATTAATGAGTTAGTTAATTTTCCTGACGGTGATCACGATGATATTGTTGATGCTGTCACTGGGGCTTATAATTGTTTGACGGGGTTTAAAACTGGAGTTAGTAATTTTACTTATTAATTAATATGCAGCAAGTTTTTAATTATGATGTTATTTCTGGCGTTACTTCAGGTGGTGTTGAAAAAAGAATTTTAGTTAATTCTGATGGTTCTATTGCAGTACCAGCAGGACTAGCTTATGTTGCATCAACGCTAGTAACAAGACCTGCTAACACTACAGCCTATACAGCTAACGATGTTTATGGTGGTGTATTTGAACTTCAGAATATTGGTGCTAGTGGTGGATTTATATTTATTGAAAGTATAGATATTATTTTCAATATCACAGCAGTACCAGCAGGTATGAGTGGTTTCACTGTTTATTTGTTTGGCGTTACCCCACCATCAGCTATAGCTGATAATCTACCATTTTCTATATCTTCTGGAGATAGAGCAAGTATTCTCAATCCCAGAGGTATAGCTTTATCTGCATCATTAGCTCAAGGTGGTGGTGGTAGTGTAGTTACTGAGGTTAGAAACCTAAACCAACTTTATAAACTAACTGGCACTTCTTTGTTTGGATATGTGGTGACAAGTGGTGCATTTACTCCGGCTGCAAATAGTGAAAGTTTTACAATTAGAGTTAGGAGTTTTGCACCATGAGAACTTCTACTAGAATGGTGGTGTTGCGTGGTTTTAAATGTGTTCTTGATTTAATTTTTGCTATAGCCTTTGTCGCTTATGGATTAAGACGGCTTTCCAGGTTTTGGACTGGCGCAGCTATAAGAGTAATGAGAACTAGTGATGATGCGGAGCTAGATATAGGTTTTATTGGAGAGGATTTAGATGTAGTTACATTATTAGCATTTGTCGGTTTGGCCAACGGTGAGATTGTTATCTGGTATGATCAATCTGGCAATGGTCGTCATGCAGTTTCAACGGCGGGGAGGCGGCCGCGCATTGTGAACGCAGGGGTACTTGATATTGCCAACGGCAAACCCGCTGTCAGGTTTAACGGGTCAAATACGTTTTTCAGTGGTGTATCCCTTCCACTTTCTCAGCTTACCTTAATATCTGTGTTGAATGACGTAACACAAGCACCAACTATTCGCTATTCTATTGGGACTGGCAGCGGTTCACCCGGAAGGGGAATATTCAGCAGCTTTACTGGATTCGTCCCGCCAACCCCAAATGCCTCATTGGGATACATTCCAGACGCAGGGGCTCCAGTAGTGCAGACAGGCTTTTTGCCAACAATAGGACAGTCTTATGTTGTGAGCTTAACCACGACTGCGACAGAATCAAGCATTTGGGCAAACGGTGGCAATAATGGAACGGGTGGAAAAATCACACTGAACCAACTCTTTATTGGTCAACGCGGTGACAATCTTTGGTATTACGATGGGTATAACTCAGAAACTATCGTATTCCCATCGGCACTCTCCACCGCCGACCGACAGTTGCTTGAGCGCAATCAGGGACTTTATTATAAAATTGCTGTAAATTAAAAACCATGACAAAACAACAAGAACAATGGCTGCTTATTCAAATTGAACAATTCCCTGAACTATCTGCTAGGGAATTAACTTCATATTTGAATGACAAACAATTGATTGATAATCCAGTGCCAATAGGTCAAGTATCTGTGACAACTACCTTAGAAGAAGTTTCAGCAGTAGTCACAGATGCGGAAGTTTTGGCACTAGCTGAAAGTCCAGTCTATTTAAGGATATTAGATGCTATTACCCAAAATCGACCTGATTGGATTGTTGGAAATCTGACCACTTTAAAACGTGGTGGCAAACTAACCCAAGCAAGTTTTGATGCCATCATAGCCTTACTTCAAAGAACTCAATTAGATCCTAGCTATCAAGAGCAAATATTGATAAGCCCTGCCGAGTTGGCAGGATATGGGGTTATTTTAGTTAGTGATGTTGAGGAGTTGATTTAGTTTACTATGTCTAGATATAGTCAACACGCCAGAAATTTGTATTATTCTTATCCTCGCAGAATTGAGAAGGGAATTTCTGATCATACTGTTGTGCGTATTGGTGATAAAAAATGGCGTGTTTTGCCTATTTTAAGCCGTACTCCTTACAGCCGCTTTCAGGGTTGGGTTGTTGAGGCTAAAAAGTTTCCTCCTGACACTTCTGATTTTGGCAAGATTTGTTACCCTGGGAAAGATAGAGTTCAGCCTAGAGAAATTAAATGTAGTTGTCCTGATGCTACTGCTACTGAAGATTACGGAAGGGATTGGACATTTTCAAGGGCGGGGTTATTTTATCCTTGTAAACATATTATTGCTGTTTTAATTAAAGAGAAAGTTGATTTTATAGAAAATACTTTAGCTAATTATAATAAAGATAGAAATGATGATTGTTTCGTTTGTCCGCCTGGGGCTTTTTGTGGTGAGGTTGGTGATCTTCCCAATTATGGAGATTTTTCCCCTTGTACCAGACTAAAAATTTCTTTTAATACTGTTCATCGGAACAATTTTACTGACGAGATTGTTACTTTAACTCATACTGCTTATGTGTATGCTCCAATTCAATCTATTTCTGTTAGTCTATCTGGTCGAGTTGTTACTCGTGCTTATGGTCAACAATATTATTTAGGTTATGATTTTTGTAATAACTCTTTTGGTAATTCTGACACTCACGGCGGTGGTGCCTCATATACATTTATATCATCTAGTTATATTATAGAAGAAGGTTACCCTCCTGATGATTGGTATTAATTAGTTTTATTGGTAGGTATTTATGGCTTGTGGGAAGAATCAGGACAAAGGCAAGATGTCAGAGAAGCAGCGCGCTGCTATTTCTAAAGCTGCTACTGGCAAGAAAAAAACAGCCGAACAGAAAAAGAAGATATCTGACGGCATGAAAAATAGTGATTGTGTTAAAAAAAAGAAGAAGAAATAATTATTCCTTTTCTGGTAAATAAATTTTAATTTCTGCTTTGTTATTGTTTTCTTCGGCTTTATCTTTTTCTCTCCATCCTGCTTGACATTTTAGGTAAAAGAATATAGCCGCGGGTTCTCCTTTTTCAATTAAATCAAACAATTTTTCTGATACTTTTAATTTAGCTTTTGCTCGTCCGGCGTTATATGCTTCGCGTGCTTTTTCGTTGTCTGCGAGTCGTCTGTCTAATGTTCTGGGACTTGTGCCTATTAAATAGGAAATATCATCAAGATTTAATCCTAATCCTGCGGCTTTTTCAATTAAAGTAATTTGTTCATCTGTTAAAATAATAGTCATGTTTAAATAAAAATATTATGGCTTTTACCAATGCTCAAAAATCTAAAGCTATAGGACATCTTGGTTACACTGTTGATTCTTGGTCCCTGGGGTTTATTGGTGGTAAAATGGATGCGATCGCTAATTTATCTGTTGATAGTGAGACTAGAGTTGGTGCAATTATTACTCAGTTAGATACGCTAGAAACACAATTAAATTCTAGCACTGCTTCTAACGCTGGCATTCAGGTTAAGCCAGATGGTACGGTGTTTTTTCAAGGTCAAATTATATCTGAGATTAATAATCAGTATAATTATTGGAAGAATAAACTTTCTATAGCTTTGGGTGTTTCTACGTTTTCTAGTTCTCGCGTTGTTCGTTCTTGATTCAGTGATGTGATTTTAATTAGTGAGCGATCGCTAAATTTTAGGAGGTAGTTATGCGTAAGTCTGCTAAGTATTATAATTCTAATCCTAAAGCTAAGGCTAAAAAGGATGCTTACAACAAGGAGTTTAATAAAAAGTCTGATCAAGTAAAAAAAAGAACTGAATTAAATAAAATTAATCGTGATAACGGTACGTATGGCAACGGTGATAAAATGGATATGAGTCATACTAAGGAGGGAATAAAACCGAAACCACAATCAGAGAATCGTGGCAGTTCTAAAGATATGCCTGGTGATAAACGCTCGCGTGGAAAGAAGTCTGCAAGCAAAAAGAAAAAGCTGTGATGTGATTACTTTATCTTGTTGTGTGATCGCTCTTTAGAATTTCACGCTTTAGAATTTCGCGCAACACAAAATAATAATGTAAATTATAATAAAATAAATAATATAGAATATAATAATACAGGATACAAGAGAACAAAGCGCACATTATAACACAATTGATAAGCCCCTATACCCCCATTTATAGTTTTTCTTATGTCGAAGTTACACACACAAAATTTTTGATTTTTAGCAATTATGGAAAGTATCAATCATGACAATTCTGTTAGCAGCCTTCATCCTGATTATATTGACAGTATTAGCTTATGGGATTATTTGGATGATTTATATTATGGATCAGACAGATGGCTTGAATTAGCAAAAACAGGGTTTAAACCTACTGACAAAACTGCTTTGTATCTTCCCCGCCATGCTGCGGAATCGTTTGAGAATTGGCAGAGTAGGATTAATCAAAGTTGCTATGATGATTTATTTGCTAAGGCTATTAGACAATTTGTAGGTTTGATATTTAAGAATGATGTTAATTTTACTTCTGATAGTGAGTTTATTTCTCATTACGAGAATTTGGATAATCATGGTGTTAATGGAGATGTATTTTTTAGACAAGTTGCTTTAATGGCGATGCGTTTGGGTCATTGTTTTATATTTATTGATTTACCTGTTATTAATGCTAAAAATTATCAAGAATACTCAGAATTATCACCTCGTCCTTACTGGTCTTTGATTTCCCCGCAAAATTTAATTAATTGGGAGTGTGAATTTATTGATAATAAATTAGTTTTCACTTTGGCAGTTATTAAAGAAGAAATTTATACAAGAGCTGGTGACTTTGGTTATCAGAAAATTAATCAATATCGGGTTTATCGTCCTGGGTCTTATTTTATTTATAGAGAGGTTGATAATAAAGCTGAAAATAAGACTGATAACAAAACTGATAACAAGTTTGTTTTATATTCTTCTGGTGATTTTATTTCTGAATACGCTTATGTTCCCATTGTTCCTGTATTTGGCGGTTCTCGTTTGGATGATTGCGTTAGCGTTCCACCACTTAGGGGTTTAGCTGATAAGAATAGAGTTCTTTATCAACTAACGTCTGATCACAATCGCAAGGTTTCGCTATGTTGTCAGCCGGTGCCAGTTTTAAAGGATTCTATGAGGGGTGATGAGCCTTTGGAAATTGGACCGAATAGTTTTATTAACCTTCGTGATCCTAATGGCAGTTTTCAATGGGTTGAGCCGTTAGCACTTAGTTTAGAGCAAAGTCGGAAGGATTTAGATGATTTGAGAGACAGTATTAGCAATGATGCTGCGAAATTTTTAACTTCACCGTCTGATCGTCAAACCAGTGCGGCGACTTATTTGTTAGCTTCTCCAGTAGAGGCTAGTTTAGCGAGTTTTACTGCTAATTTTTCAGATGGCATTAATCAGGCGATTGCTATTCATAATCAGATGATTAATTGTGATTGTGAGGTTAAAATTGTTCTTGATACTAAATTAATACCCGCTTCTGACGTTCCGAACAAGGAACAAATTGCAATTTCGCTGCGCGGTTTATTTACTGATGGTATTATTGGTAGAGCAACTGTATTAAAGGCGCTTGAGAAATTAGATTTATTTGGCAAAGATTTTGATTTAGAACAGGAATTAATTACAGATGACAGATACATTAAACTCTAGTGATGATAATTTACCCCCTTCTACACCATTGGGTGATACTGGGTTGGAGGCACTCAGAAAAGAGCGCGAGGAACGGAAAAAATTAGAACAGCAATTGAAGGAATTAAAGGGTAAAGCTGAAGCTGGTGATATTTTAGCAGGGGAGATTCAGGAGTATAAAACTAAGCTACAAATTAAGGAGGAAGAACATACTCAGAGCTTGGACCAATTAAGGGGGGAGAAATTAGCACTTGAGAAGATTATTACATCTTCAAAAATTGAATCTGAGTTTTTAAAAACTGCGGGGGAAATTCAGTTAAATTCTAAATATCAGGGTTTATTGCTTAATGGTCACAAGCATGAATTTACTGTAGTTGATGGGGTGGTTAAAACTGTTGATGGCAAGACTGTGAAGGAGTGGCTAGAAAATCAGCGATCGCAATATCCTGAATTGTTTGATGCCCCAAAAACTTCTGGCTCTGGTATTGGTGGTAGTCGTTCTAATTCTTCAGGTGGTCGTCGGACTGTAATTGATTCTTCCAATAATCAACAGTTTCTTGACAATTTGGATGGAATTATTGACGGTTCGGTGTCTGTTGAGCGATAATATTTTTGCAGCGGTTGCACCTTTTCCGCTACTCCTGCAATATATTTGAAAATTATATTTATTGGTGGCATTTCTCCTTAGACGTGCCACTTTATTATTTGACGCTAAATAAAAATAGTTTATACTTAGATTGCTAAGGTGCGATACCTGGCGGCGCGATGCCTTGCACACTTTTTAAGATTTTGAACAATGGCAAATACTATTAACTCTCTCTTAGTTGATCGGATTTATGCAATGGGGCTAAAGGCTCTACGTCGCCAAACTGCATTACTTCGTTACGTGACAACTTACGAGAAGGAGGTAATGGATAACAGTTTTAGGGGTGATACTGTTGTTGTTCCAATTCCTTCTCAACGGTCTGATTCTGACGTTACTGATGTAGTACCATCGAATACTCCACCTGCACCTTCTGACATTACTCCTCGTTATGCTTCTGTTACCTTGAGCAATTGGAAAAAGGTAAATTTTTCACTAACAGATTTTGAGGTTTCTAAGCTCTCTGCCGGTACGATGTCAGATGAGTTTAGCGGTGCTATTGATGTTTTGTCCGGTAATATTATTCGTTCTGTCATGGCGAATTACAAAGGCATTTACCAGTACGCTGGTACTGCTGGTACTACTCCTTTTGCATCTAATACTTCTGTTGTCCAAAGTGCTAGAAAATTATTGAATAAGGCTGGCGTGCCTATGGAGAATCGGGCTGTTATTCTCAATTTTGATGCTGATGCTAACGCTATTGGGCTTTCACTTTTCCAGCAATATTTACAAAAAGGTGATAGAGAAACATTGAGAGAGGGTATTATTAAGCGGGCTTTGGGATTTGACTGGGATGTGGATGGATATTTACCAACTTTCACTGGTGGAACTCTTAGTAATGGTACAGGCAAACTAGCCAAAATCAATGACGCTTCTGTTGTTGTTGGTGATACATCTGTTCCTATGGATGATACAAGTTTAACTGGTACTCTCGTAGTTGGTGATTTGTTTACTGTCGCTGGCGATACTCAACAATATACTGTTACTGCTAA